GGGCAACCGCCGACATCCGCAACACGATGGGCGACGTGTACGCCGACAGCTTAGGCGAGGCGCAAACCGTCATCGAGGCGCAGGCAGACCGCGCTGGTGTAAAGGTGTCGTTCGCGCAGCCCAACAAGCGAGAAATCAAGGCGATTTTCGCCGCGAACGAAACAGCATTCACGAGGCTGGCGTACAAGAATTTAGGGCAGAACACAGAAATTCGCCACAAACTGCAAAACGCGCTGGCGCTTTCGTCCACGCTTGGCGAGGACAGGAAGAAACTGATGAACCGCATCAGCGACATCACAGGACAGAGCGAGTGGCAAGCGCGGCGCGTGGCGCAGACTGAACGGACGCGCTCACAGAGTCAAGCGAGTTACGCAGCGTCGCAAGAAGCCGCAGACCAAGGCGTAACGGTTTACAACAAGTGGTTCTGCCGCTTCCAGAACAGCCGTGAAGCGCACATGGCACGGCACGGCAAGATGGCGAAGCAGGGAGAATGCTTCCCGAACAGCAACATCCGCTTTCCGGGCGACCCGAAAGGCAGCGCAGCGGAAACAATCAATTGCTACTGCATGATTATGCCGAAAGTCATCCTGTCCACCGAGTATGTGGACGAAGACGGCAACATCCGAAAGAAGGAAAAGAAATGAGCGGGTTTGTCGACCACACGCCGGAAATCAATCAGAAGCTGGAACAGGCAATGTTTGTCGGGCTTTTGGCGGTTGCGCAAGAATCCGTCGGCATGGTACGCGAGAAGATGGTGACTGGATACGAGCATAAGGTGTACGACACTGGCAATCTGGCGAGAAGCATCACCGCCGACATCGACCCGGATAACAACGAAGTAACCATCGGCACAAACGTCGAGTACGCGCATTATGTGCACGACGGACACGCGGGACACGCCGTTTTCTTTCCCAAGTTGGGCGACAAAGGCGAGTTCCGCGTCATGCCGGGAGGGTACACCCCCGGCAGACCGTTCATGACGGACACGTTCGCAGATTCCGCAAACGCGGAACGCCTTGTGGACATCATGGCGGACGTAATCAAGCAAAATATGGACTAATTACAGCAACATCAGCGCATGGCAAAGCACCGCCGTGCGCTGTTTGCATATACGCGGAAAAGCAAAGCACCGCTTAACCGCAAACAATCAAAGGCGCAAAGCACCGCGCCCCGAAGCAAAGGAGATTGAATCATGAACATCCTCACCCGAAAAAACCTGAAAGCCCTGAATGTGCCTGATGAAGCGATTGACGCAATTGTGGAAGCCCACAGCGACGCAATCAACGACATCAAGGCGGAGCGTGACAAGTATGCGGAACAGGCGAAGCAGATTGCAGCGCTTACCACGGAGCGCGACACGCTCAAGCAGCAGCTTGCCGACGCGAAGAAGAGCGGCGGCGACGCGCAGAAGATTCAGGAGGCGTTCGACGCTTACAAGCAGCAGGTGGAGACGGAAAAGAAAACTGCGACGTTGACAACCGCCGCGAGAAAGCTGCTGACCAGCAAGGGAATGCAGGAGAAACTTGCAGACCTCGTAATGGCAAAGCGCGGACTGGACGGCATCGAACTCGACGACAAGGGCGCAATCAAGGACGGCGACAAGCTGATTGACGCGCTCAAGGGCGAGTATGGCGACCTTTTCTCCACGCAGCAGCAGCAGGGGACACCTACCACAACCCCGCCGAGCGGCGGCAATGCCACGCACGGCAGCGGACGCGCCGCAGCACTGGCGGCGAAGTACGCGCAAGATATGTATGGCGCAGTTGCGCCGGAAGGAGCGAACAAATGAGTTTTACCAGCAAGGCGACCGGGACTGTTTATCAGCCCGGTTATTTTCTTGAAAACGCGGAGGACGCAATCCGCGAAACCAAGCAGATTAAGCAGTCTGGCGCTACCACCGCCGAAAACGGCGCGAAGTACGTCAAGATGGGGACTGTTTACCCCGCGAACGACGGCACTGCCGTCGGCATCGTGTACGAGGACGTGGACGTTACCAGCGGCGACATGCCCGGCAGCGTCGTGACGCGCGGCACGGTTTACGAGAGCCGTCTCCCCGCCGCAATCAACAGCACCGCCAAGAGCGCGCTGACGGCAAAGGGCTTCTACTTCATCGCCGCCGAAGCCGCGACGGTGCGCCCGTACTGACGAAAGGAGAATACCATGCAGATTCCGTCTTTTGAGAACAATATTTTCGGTCTGATTCCCAAGGAAGAGTGGCTTGACGTCGGCTTTAATGTCACCCGCCCGAACGACCCGGTGGACGCGCTGTTCCCCGATGAATATAGTGAAAATCTCGTGGCTAAGTGGCAGGAGATTGCCAACCAGTACCAGCTTCCCGTGATGGCTGACTTCCACAGCTTCGACAGCCGGACGAACATCGCCACCCGCATCCCCGTCGATACGCACAGCATCGAAAAGGGACTGATTAAGGTAAAGATTAACCAGTCTGAGCGTATGCGTGCGCTGCTGCGTTCCGGCGTGCAGAATGACGCTATGTACGACTACGTTATCCGTGACGGCATCATGCTTGCAGACCAAGTTGTTACGCGCACCAAGGTTGCGAAGAACGAGGTTTTGGCAAGATGACCATCAAGGAGAACGACCTCGACCTGACTATCGACTATGGCGTGAAGCCGGAACAGACGGAATTCACGTTCGATTTCAGCGAGGACGCGGACATCCCTGCACAGATTCAGTTCGTGTCTGACACCGCGCAGGAAGCGGGAACAACGGTTGACACCATCGTTACAAGTCGCAAAGTGCGAAATCAGATGCGTGCAAACCGTGCAATCCAGAAGCGCATCAACGGCACGTTGAGCGAGGGCGCGTATGTGAGCAACGCCGCGCTGGATACGTTCCTTTCCACGGAGTACGGCATCAACCGCGTTATTACCAACGATTTGCAGTATGCCATTGACGGCGGCATCGGTGCGGACGGGCGACCGATTCGCACGACCAAGCGCTATTTCCCGCAGGACAAGATGACGTTCATCGGCACGGGCAGCGCCATGACGCGCATCGGCGCGGGCTTGTGGGGACAGACCCCGGAAGAGACGGTCAACACCGCGAACACCGGGCTTAACGTCAATCAGTCCGGGCAGCACCGCTATGTGATGGTATCGCAGTGGGTAGAGAACGACCCCGTTGTTCTGTGGACGCGGGCATCCGGCTTGTTCATGCCGGTTATCTTCAATCCGCAGAGCATCTGGATTGCGACCATCACGGACGCGGCGACGGGTCAGTTGACGGTTTCCTCTGCCGCTGGCACGGGCAAGGGCAACACGAAGCTGACTGTCAGCCCCGCGAAGGAATCCAGCTCCAACCTGTACAAGGTTAAGTCCGGCAGCACCGCGCCTGCTGCGACTTACGGGCAGAATGTCCGCACTTGGAGCAACTGGGACGGCACATCTGACCTTGCGATTGCGACGGGGCAGAAGGTGACGGTTGCGGAATGCACCAGCGACTACCGCGTGATTCGTTCCGGCAGCGCGACGGTGACGGCAGCGACCTAATGGAGGTGGAAACATGGCTGTGACGCTGGAAATGGCAATGCGCGAGTGTAACAACTTTTTTGAGCGCTGCAAGTACACGGGAGAGATTCGCATCGCGGGCGGCAAAATCGTCCCTGATGTAGGTTCGCCCTATGTGTACATCAGCGGCAGCGCGCGGAACGACGGCGTTCACAGCCTTGTTTCTGGCGCAATGGAGGACGCGGACGGGGAAGAAACTTTCGCCGGCACGTTGTGGTTTCTTTACCCGCCGCGCCCGTTTGTCGAGATTGTGAAAGAGTGCGCGGAGTACGAGACGAAAAACCCAACGGGGGCTTATACGTCGGAATCGTTCGGGCATTACAGCTATTCGCGGGCGACTGGCAGCAATGGCGTTGTAACGTGGCAAGCGGCATTCGCGGATAAACTGCGACCGTATCGCCATATGTACACGGAGGTGGGCTGATGGCGTGGATTGACTTTGGCGAAGATGCTTGCATTGTTGACAAACGCACGGAATCCGACGGCATGGGCGGCGTGACTGTGTCGTGGACAGATGGAGCGTCTATCAAGGCTTGTTTTGTCCGCGAAAGCACCACGGAGGCGAAAATCGCGTATCAAAACGGCATCCGCGAGATTTTCACAATCGTCTTTTCTGACTTGCTGGAGCTTGCGCCGAATGACCGAGTAAAGCGCCTGTCCGACGGCAAGGTTTTCCGCATCACGTCCGATGCGCGAGACATGACAACGCCCAAGCAAAGCGATATGCACTTCCGGGAGGCGGACGCGGAGGTGGTGACGACGTGATTGACTTGCAGCGGAAACTATACAAGTTTTGGAACAGTTTCACCTACGAGGGCAAGCCCATCCCTGCATACATCGAGGACGCAGTGCCGGAGGAAGCGTCTTTTCCCTATTTCGCGTTTCAAGTGCAAGAAGGGGACGCCTTCGGAAAGTCCGCAATGATTTGCACACTGTGCTGTCAGGCGGAAAATGGTAGCAACGTAAACTTGCAGCGCGCGGCAATCCTCGACGAGGTTCGCCGCGCTATCCCGCCGGAGGGGACAGCAATTTATTGCGACGATGGCTTTATCACGCTATACCGCAACAATAGCAACTTTTTCCGCCTTGAAGTAGACACGACGCTCAAAAGCGTCTGTTACGGGCGTATCTATTACGAAATCGTGACTTACTACACCTAACAGGAGGTAACAAAATGACGACTGGGCTTCGGGCAAGCACATTTGAGAACTTGCAGCTCAATGCCGGCATGTTTCTTGCAAACTTTGACTATTCCACCGCCACGGACGCGGCGACGCTGGGCGCGCTGCTGAAAACGGAGCGCGAAAAGACGAGCGGCTCTGCGCTGATTGGCGCAACGCGCGGCGGCGGCACGTTCGTCTGCACGCCCAACACGCGCAGCATCGAGGCGGACGGCAAGCGAGAGGAATGGAAAGGCAGCAGCGTCAATGATGGCTGGACTATCAAGCTGACGACTACCCTTCTGGAAATCAATGCTACCAACCTTAAGCGTTCTTTCGGCACTGCCGACGTGACGGACGCGGAGAAGAAGCACACCATCAAGATTCGCACCGACATTAAGGACGCAGACTATATTGAGAGCCTCGTCTGGGTTGGCGACACCTCGAAGGGCTATGTGCTGATTGCCATCAAAAACGCACTGAACACGGCGGGCGCAACGCTGACGTGGACAGATAAGGGCGAGGGTACTATCCCGGTGGAGTTTACTGCGCATCAGGACGGGCTCGAAACCGACGGATATGCACCTTGTGAGGTCATTTTCTTCGACCCTGCCGCCTAACAACACGCGGCAGGGTTCGCGCCCTGCCGCACTTTCGTGAATTTTGAGGAGGAAAACGCATGAATACCGCAACCGCATTTGAGCAGATGGCGAACGCCATTCCCTACATCGACAAGCTGGTAAATAGCAAGGAAATGAAAGCCTTTGTGGAAGAAAAGAGCAAGGGCGACGTTGTCGGGCGTGACATCCTGATGAAGATGCTGCCGATTTTGTACGCAAAGCATCCCAAGGAAACGATGGGCATTCTCGGCGCGATGCACGGCAAGACGGCGGAGGAAGTCGCAGAAATGGACTTCACCGAAGCCGCCATGATGGACAAGGACACGCTCGATTCGCTGTTTGCTTTTTTTACCTTTGCGCTTCGGCTGGGGTGCATCATGTAATCCCTGTGCTGTACAAGTACCGCCCGCAAAACGTTCACGCGCTGGGGGTGCTTCTGGCGCACGAAACGCAGGAGGAAGCAAAACGTTGCTATATGGCTAATATGGCGTGGATGACGGTGCTTGCAATTTCGTCGTTCGGCGGCGCGAATCTGGAAATCCCGTCATACAGCGACGTTTTCGGCGAAGAAAAGCACGAAACAAAGCAAAAAACAGCAGAGGAAATCTGCGACGACATTATAAACGGATTAATGGCGAGGGGAGGTGCAGAAGATGGCGGAAGCATTTGAGTTGTACGCAAGTTTTAAGATTGATACAAGCGGATACACGCAAGAGCTGAATAAGATCCGGCAGGAAATGCAGCAGTTCCAGCAAGAACTGAATAGCTTTGCAGTGCATCCGACGTTTGACGGTGGACGTTTTCAGATGGAATTGCAGCAAGCGCAGCAGCAGTCCACGCAAGCGACGGAAGAAATCCAGCGTTTGCAGCAGCAAATCCAGTCTTTGCAGCAAGCCGCAGACGGAGGCGATTCGGGCGGCGGTGTGCTTAGCGGATTTTTGAGCCGCCTTGATGTGATTGGTGATATTGCAAGCGGGCAGTTCCTTGCCAACATGGCAGTAAACGGCATCAATAGCATTATCGACGGCGTCACGGGTTCGATTGACGAATCAATCGGACTTGCGTCCGACCTTGTGGAGACGCAGAACGTTGTTGATGTGACGTTTGAGGATTCCGCGTCCACCATCAACAAGTGGGCGCAGGAGGCGCTGAACGCTTACGGCATCACGGAAACCAAGGCTAAACAGTATTCGTCCACGCTGGGCGCTATGCTGAAATCCATGGGCATAGCGGATGACCAAGTTCTCCAAATGTCTATGGATATGGCGGGGCTGGCGGCGGATATGGCGTCTTTTTACAACCTCGACCACGACACGGCATTTGAGAAAATCCGCTCCGGCATTTCCGGGGAAACAGAACCGTTGAAGGCGCTCGGCATCAATATGTCCGTCGCAAACCTGAACGCCTTTGCCCTCGAAAAGGGCATGAACAAGGCGTTTGACAAAATGTCGCAGGCAGAACAAGCGACGTTGCGCTATCAGTATCTGCTGGAAGCCACGAAGGACGCTCAGGGCGACTTTGCGCGAACCGGGGACAGCTTTTCCAACGAGATGCGCAAGCTGCAAACAAACCTCGACCGCATCAAGACGGAGTTCGGCAAGGGGCTGCTGGGCGTTGTAACGCCCGCGATTTCGCTGCTCAATAATGTGCTGTCGGATAAATCGTACCAGTACACGACAGCCGAAAAAATCATGCAAGAGCGGGACGACGCAATATACGACGCAAAGGCGACCTATGCGCAGTCGCTCACAATCGTTAATTCCATGCGCAGCATGGAGCAGGAGAGCGGCGAAGCGGTAAAGGCAACGAAAGCGTGGCAGGAAGCCCTCGAAAACCTTAAAAACGTCATGCCGGGACTTTCGCAATACGTTGATTTAACCTCTGACGCCATTAAGGGCAACACGGAAAAAATTAAACAGTATGTGGATACCGTGAATGGCGTGTCGCTGTATGGTGCACATGATACCGCCGTTACCGATGCACAAGCAGCAGTTGATGAAACGGAAAAACAGCTCGAATCCCTATATGCACGCAGAGATTATCTAAACTCGCTAATTGCGGGGTCTAATGCCGAAGAAGTAAAAGCCGCATATCATGATGTGGTAGAAAGTGCATATCAGTCCTTTGTCCGCACAATGGCTGGAACAAATGCCAACTATACGTTTGCCAACACATTTGACGAATTTTTTGCATCGCAATATGATGAAGTCGACAGGGCGATTCGCGGGGTTGGAGATTCTTCCATAAATCTCTTCGATTTCGGAGACATGCAAGCTGCGGCGTGGAGCAAGCTCACAGAAGCAATGAGCTTGCAAACATTCGATAGCAGCTCCGCCACCGGAGAATTGGAAGATGTTAACAGGCAAATCGAAGAAACTAACGATAAACTGAGAGAGAATCAGACCGCGCTTGCAAGGGCAACAGCGGAATGGGAGGCGTACAAACGTGCACACCCGGAAGCCGAAGAACAGGTAAAATTCAACGAAGCCATCGAGGACGAGAAGAAAGCCCTCGAAGACCTTAAAACCGCGATGAAAGACGTGGATACCTACCGCGCGGACACGCTGAAAAAGGCGCAGGAAGCCTACAAGGGCGTTGCGTCTGGCATGGGCTACATGGTAACGCACACGCAGGAGGAAATGAAGAAGCTCCTCGATACCGATTACAGCAAGGAAAACGTGCTTAGTTGGTACGGCACGAATGCGGATGCGCTACACGCCTACAACGATGCTTTGCAGCAAGCCGAAGCGGCAGGAGTTGACGTTGGCATCTTGTCAGGGCTTACTACATACTCTCGCGACAACGATGCGTACCTTTCGCGCCTGCTGAACCTGACGCCGGAAGAAATCAAGCAGCTAAATGCAGACTACCAGCGCGCCCGCGACGAAGAAAACGCGATGGCGGAAACCAAAACGCGGCTGGCGCTGGCGGACGATGAGACGTATCAGGCGATGCTGAAAACCGTACAAAAGTCGCTCGAAGCGTTTGAGCAAAAGGACGCAATCGCGGCATACATGGCGGAAAACAAGAACGCATTTTTGGCGGGCATCGACGACCTGAAGAAAGCGCTTGAAGAAGAACTTCCGGGCATCAACGAATTGCTTGAAAAGTATGGATTCGTCAAAATCAAAAACGACTTCGAGAAAAAACCGTGGGTTCATGACTTTGGCGGTGCGCGTGAAGGATATGCAGACATGTTCGACGACGTTGCAAATGACAAAAACGCTTTTAGCAAAGAGCAAGCAAAAGCGCTTCATGCGATAGAGGCGAGGTCTCGAAGCGGCTATGCGGACATGATTGAAGATGGGCTAATGCCCGACGACATCAAAGCCCGCGCGCAGCGGTGGAATCGGCTTGTCGAAATGAAAACGCAGGAAATGAACGACATCGTTGACATTTTGGAACAGCGCATGGAGGAAAACCAGCGTCAACTGGAAGCCGAAGAAGCGGCAAGAGCAGCGAAGGAAGCAAGAGACAACGCATTGCCTAAAACGTGGTCTGACTTGTCTCCTATCATTTCGTCTGATGAGTTCAAAAACGCCGAATCCTACGAAACTGTCTCAAATGAAAAAACAACGGGCGGCAATATTTTCTCCGCCATCGAAAGCGCCATTGACGCAGCAAAAGAAATCGAAAGTAGAACGATACAGGAAGGATTTGTAACGCAGTCTATTTTCAATACGCTTGGAGAAATGATGGAGAACTACAAGGAAAGCCTGAAAAACAACAGCGCACCAAACATCTTCAACAATGGCGACGGCGTTCTTTTTGTGCAAGTAACAAACCCGGACGAAATTGCGAACGCGGTTTCCGGGCTTCCGCCAACAACCATCAATAACACATTCAGCGTGGACGGCAAAACCGTCGCAACGGCGGTTGCGCCTATCGTCAACAAAACAATCGGCAGGGGCATCCGTGGAAATCTGATGGAGGTGGCGCGATAAATGGTAACGCGATACCGCGCGTGGATGGGGGAAGAAGCGCTGGAAGACCTCGACCCGTCCATCATCATCATCGACATTTCGGAGGACGCGCCGAAGGAAGCAGTGACAACCGAAGCACGCCCCGGCGGGGGGATGTACCTCACCGGGCAGCTTCGGCAGTCCATCACGGTAACAATCGCCGTGGAAATCCACGAAGCAAACACCATTCACAGGCAGCTTGTCCTCGGTAAAATCATGCGCTGGGGCAGCGGTGGACAGTACCTGCGCACGTCATACCGCCCGGAACAGCGATTATACATCGACAGCATCGAGGCAGCGAGTGTTTCCGCGCTCAAGTGGACGGACACGCTGGCAATCAAGTTGACGGCATATCAGCGCCCGTGGTGGGAGGAAGCAACTGTTTCCATTTTGGAAACAGTTGAAGCAAGCAAAAGTGGCATCCTGACGGTTTACAATCGCGGGGACGTGGCGTGTCCGCTTGAAGCGGTTTTTGTGGCAATCGACCCGCTGACAAACGTTGCAATCAGTTGCGGAAGCGAAAAAATCTCGCTGACGAATATCAGCGTAAAGACGGGCGAGGAAATCCGCATAGAACACGACGATAACGGCATCCAGCAAATCACGGCGGCAGGACAATCCGCAATGGGCAACCGAAACGGACAATCTGCCGATGAAATCACGCTAAAGCCCGGAATTAACAAGGTGTCGTTTAGCGGCGACGGGCTTTTGTCGCTGACAGTCACTGCGAGGGGGCGAAAATATTAACTACAAAGCATATGGCACACCGCAGGAAGTAACCCTAACGTCCAAAATAAAATGCCGTCTTGAGGTAAACCCTGATGTGGAAAATCCCACTGGTTGGCAGATGGAGGTCGGCTATCCAACAATCGGGAGAACAAAGGTCACTTTTCCGGTTGTTCTTCCAGCCGACGCAGTAATCACCTCCGCACGAGTACACGCAGATTTTCGGCGCGACCTTTGGGGCAATCAACAAAAGCAGGACGTAAACGATGTACACGTTGACGAGGCAGGATTCGCAACAGTAACACTTCCTGACGGGGCAAGCACCGTATCCCTTATTGTAACACTATCCTTTCAAATGTGGGAAAAAGTTTACACTGATACGGTTGAACGGACTTTTAACGTAGACGTCCGCGACATCTACCTCACAATCGACTATGTTTCCGGCATCATCCCCGACCCGGATGCAAGCAAAGCATACACAAACAACGTCCGTTTGCCGCGCCTTTTGGACAAAAATCTGCGAGAAATCAAGCGCTTGCGCCCCTCTTCGCTGTCTTTGTCGCTGACAATCGACGACATCTCCACCGCGAGTATGACGCTCGTGGACGGCACATGGATGGACGCAACGCAGTTTGTGGAGCTATACCACATCGGCGGCAGCGTCGGCATCTTCCGCTTGCGCTCGGACACGCAGACATACAGAAATTACGCAACACAGGAAGTCAACCTCGACCACGCTATTTCCACG